TTTACAAAATATGGTCCTGGTCAATTTTATGGTTGGCACGCAGATGGAAATAGTTGTCATTTTGGTAGATATAAAAGACACATTCCTGGAGTAAGTCCAACAACACCTGATGGTAGACCACTTCGAGGTTATACAGACAATCCAAATATGATAGGTAAAATACGTAAATTATCTATGACAATTAATTTAAATAAACCAGGTGAATATGATGGTGGAAATTTAAAGTTTGATTTTGGTCCACACGCTCAAGGTAAACGTTTCCACGAGTGTGTAGAAATACGACCTCAAGGATCAATCATTGTATTTCCATCTTATACATATCATCAAGTAACACCTGTAACAAGAGGAACAAGATATTCATTAGTCTTATGGTCGTTAGGTCAACCTTTTAAGTAAGACTAAATAAAGATAAACAAGGAGTAATAAAATGAGTTTGATGAAAAATTATATTTCAAATTGGGACACACTAACAGAAGAACAAAAGAAAAACGCAGAAGCGCAGTTTAAAGGTAATCCGGGACTTAATACTGCTGTGGTTCACCCTGCCGCTAAATTTTTTGAAGAACATAGATGGGTTAAAATAGATAGATTCATAGATCAAAATATGTCAAATCTATTATATCATCACGTGCAATTAGAAGCTGCTCGTTTAAACTATTTTGATGAAAATAGTATAGAATACGATAAAGAAATACACGGTACATTTTCTGATCATCAAGCTCCTGGTGATTTTAGTAAGTATGGTGATCCTATTTTTGATACTCTTTTAAATTTATCTTTAGAACAAATGCAAACTCTTACTGGAAAAGAACTTGTTCCTACATATTCATATCATAGATTATATACAACAGGTACAGAACTTAAAAGACATAGTGATAGACCAAGTTGTGAAATCTCAACAACTCTTTGTTTAGGTTATGATGTATCAAATGTTGACAAAAATACATATCCTGATTGGGATTGGCCAATGTTTATAAAAGAACCAAATGGAAAAGAAATTCCTGTTCATATGAAACCAGGCGATATGATTATCTATCGTGGTTGTGAATTAGAACATTGGAGAGAACCATATTGGGGTAAAAATCACGCACAAGTTTTTTTACACTATAATGAAAAAGGCGGACAATATGATATTCCTTTTGATGGTAGACCTATGTTGGGAATGCCAGGAACATTAAGAGATGAAAAAACGATTGAAAGAAACGATAATCCAAATATAACAGAAAATAAGGTAGTAAATACATCTAAAAAAGTCATATATTAATTTTTATAATGAATAATGAATTGATAGTGCAGAATTGGGACGTAAAAGTAATTAAAGATAATCCCGTTTTTCCATTCATAGTAGTTGATAATTGGTATACTCCAAATGAAGAAAAAGCCGTTTGGAGAGAATTAGATTTTTTAAGTACAACTCCTAAAGAACATATTGATCGTGCTGAAACTACAGTTGTTGCTCGTGATGAATATGGCAATTCGTTAAGTAAAGCATATAGATTTTATATAGAAAATTTTTATAGAAAACGTGAGTTATCACCTATATTAAACTGTATGTATAAACAACGATCATCAGAATTTCACAATTTTATAAACGAGTGTAAACCTTATAGTAGGTCTTATTTATCTACAAATAGAGATTCTACTTTAATTTCATATTATGAACAAAATGACCATTATGAACCACACCACGATACTTTTCAATGGACTTGTTTAATCTGGATGGTTAGAGAACCAAAACTATTTGATGGTGGTGACTTTAAATTAGATGAACCTGATATAGAAATAAAATTGAAAAATAATAGAGCTGTGTTTTTTCCTTGTTGTTATTCTCATAGTGTATCTCCGTTAAAATTTCACACACAACCTAAAGAAACAGGATACGGAAGATATACTATAACACATTTTTATTTTTCAGTACCTGACGGTGACAAATATGCCTGAATTTAAAACACATAATTTATGGCCAATACCAGTTTATGAAGCAGAGATACCTGTCAAGCAGGAATGGAAAGACGCTGTTATTAATTTAGAATATGAGAGAACGCATATTAATAACAGCGACATTTCTAAAGATCGTTATATCTTAAATAATATACCTGATTTAAAAGATGATATAAAAAATCATTGTGAAAGATTTGTAAGAAAATATTTGGCAGTTAAAGACAACGCAAAATTTTATTTACAAAACTCTTGGTGTAACATACACGGACCAAATGAAAATTCTCAAATACATTATCACGCAAGTTCTTTATTAAGCGGAGTTTATTATCCGATACTTCCAAAAGACTCTGGTAATATAGCGTTTCATAGAGGAAGTATATATACTAATATATTTCATCAGTCAATACGATTTGAATATGAAGAAAATAATAACTTGACTGCTGAAAAGTATGTTTTAAATTTAAAAGAAGGAACTATAATTATATTTCCATCTCATTTAGATCATAGCGTGGAAAAAAACAATAGTAATGAAAAACGATACTCGATTGCTTTTAACTTTTATGTAAGAGGTAAATTTGGTAAAGAAGAATACGAATTGGAGATAAAATAATGAGCGAAAATAAAAAAGAAGAAAAAAAATTTGAAGTTGATTATGGTAATTTAAAATGTTTAGATGTAAAAAAGACAAAGGGCAAATTTAAAACATTTACAAATGGAAGTGTTATAAAAGGAACAGAGTTTCAACCATATCTTGGAAAACCGTTGACGATAAATATAGACAAAATACTTTCTATATATCCAAGTGAAGATGAAATAGGAACATCTATTCACGCAGAACATAATCAAAGTACGTGGAAAGTATTAGAAGACTTTGATACAGTTATTAAAAGGGTAAATGAATAATGTTTAAATCAGAATACTTTGCATCACCAGTTTATGTAGAAGAAAAGCCTGAATGGGTAGATAAGTTGAATAATCTATCTAATCCTTATATTAAACAAGCAAGAGATGATCAGAAAGAAAATAATCAAAAAAGACTAGAACACGGTTATAAAAATGATATTGGTATGACTTATCATAGTCACGCATTAGAACCAGATGAAAATTTTAGATTTTTCCACGATTATGTTGCTCAAAAATCTCGTTGGTGTTTAGATGATATGGGTTATGATATGAGTCATTATAGTTTAGTTTATACAGAAAGTTGGGTACAAGAGTTTTCATTTAATGGCGCAGGACACCACTGGTTTCATACACATAGTAATAATCACATATCTGGTTTTTACTTTTTAAAGTGTAGTGATAAAACATCAAGGCCATTCTTTCAGGATCCTCGAACAGCACACGTGCCACTTAAATTAAAAGAAAAAGACTCTACTAAAATATCTAACGTAAATGATTTAGTTAACTTTAATGTTAAACCAGGAACATTTATGTTGTTTCCAGCGTATATGTCACACGCTTATATGGTCGATCACGGTATTGAACCGTTTAGATTTATACACATTAATATAAGAGCAGTAGAAAAAGATATTTTATCATCTTTTAGTATGAACTCATCAAATTTTTCTAATAAATAGTAGAAAGGAATATTATGGCAGATAATCAACAACCACAAGACATTGTAACAATTGACGGTAAAGATTACGAATTAAGTAAATTACCATTAGACGTAAGAAATACAATTGTTGCAAGACAAGAAATACAAAGGTCTAAAATTAGACACGACATTGAACTTGAAAAAATCGAAGTATTAACAAATTACTATAATCAAAAGATTAAAGAAGGTTTAGATAAAGTCAATGGCAGCGATAGCAAATCTAAGGATTGATCAGGGCGCAACTTTTACCTCTGACGTAAATGTTGCAGATTTAAACGGTGATGCGTTTGACTTAACTGGATATACAGCGTCAGCGAAAATGGCGAAAGGATACGCTTCTACAAAAACAAGAACACAAATTACAACATCAATCGCAAGTGACCCTACAACAGGTGTTGTGACATTGTCATTGACAGCAGATCAAACAAACGCACTTGACGCACCCGCTAGATACGTCTATGACGTAGAAATTACAAGAACATCAGATAGTACCATAACAAGAGTGATTGAGGGTATTATTACAATAAGTCCTTCCGTAACGACTTAATTCTTTAGTATAGTTTTATTATAAATATTACAAAAAAGAGAGATAATATCTATGGTAAAAGCCGTAATTAACAGTTCAGGTGGAGTATCTGCGAAGATCAATAGTATAACTTCAGCAGGTCCACAAAAAGTATCTGTAAAAGCTCCTAGTATATCAACTACGAATAGTTTTAGATCATTAACTGATGTAAACGCTACTTCATTGACGGACGGCGCATTGATTCAATATGATGCATCAACTGACAAATTTACAACAAGAAATGAATTAGAAACTACCACAGGAACTATTACGTTCAACGGTGGAAACTTTTAGGGGAATTAACAAATGGCAACTATTATTCAAATTAAACGTTCCACAGGAACATCGGCGCCATCATCGCTTAAACTTGGAGAACTAGCCTATACTTATGGTACAGGTACACAAGGTAATCTAGGTGATAGACTTTTCGTTGGAGAAGGTGGAGTAGATGGTGACGGTAATGCCAATAACATTACAGTTATAGGTGGACAATATTTTACAGATCAATTAGATCACGTACAAGGTACATTAACAGCAAATTCAGCTTTACTAGTAGACAGTAATAAAGCAATTGATGAAATCTTTATTGGTAATTCATCAACAGTTGGTGGTACTTTAAAATTAAACGAAGGCACTAATAACGGCGCTCATTTTGCTGCCATCAAAGCTCCTAACTCTTTAGCTGCTTCATACACACTAACGTTGCCAAGTGATGACGGAGATGCTAACCAGTTTTTACAAACAGATGGTTCAGGTAATTTAAGTTGGGCTGATGTATCTTCTACAATTACATTAGCTGCTGATAGTGGTTCAAACGATACCTTTACAACAGGAAATACTTTAACATTTACTGGTGGTACTGGTATTGACACAACAGTTTCAGATGATACAATTACAATTGCCGTTGACTCTACAGTTGCTACGGCTTCATCTACAACTACATTTACAAATAAAACGTTTGACGCTAACGGAACAGGTAACTCAATTTCAAACATTGAAGTTGCTGATTTTGCGGCTGGTGTTTTAGATACAGATTTATCTAGTGTATCTGCTGCTGATGATACAATTGCTTCTGCGAAAGCGATTAAAGCATATGTAGATGCTCAAAACGCTAATCAGATGACAACGTTTACTATCTCTGATGATAGTTCAACAACATCAACAATTACACAATCTGATACACTACAATTTTTAGGTGGAACAGGTATTGGTTCAACAGTATCTGGTGACACAGTTACTTTTGCGATTGATGCTACAGTAACAACTAATTCTGGTACACAAACACTTACAAATAAAACAATATCACTAGGTAGTAATACGATTTCTGGTACAACTGCTCAATTTAATAGTGCATTATCAGACGGTTCTTTCGCAACATTAGCAGGAACAGAAACACTTACAAATAAAACTATTAATACTGCAAGTAACACAATCACAGTTGTTGAGGCAGACATTTCTGACTTACAATCATATATACTTGCTGATAGTACAGATACATTATCTAACAAAACAATTGATAGTGCTTCAAACACAATCACTTTAGATTTATCAGAAGGTACTTTAACTGGTACAACTGCTGAATTTAATAGTGCATTATCAGATGGTTCTTTCGCTACATTAGCGGGAACAGAAACATTATCTAATAAAACACTTACAACACCTAAATTTGCTGATGGTGGTTTCATCGCTGATAGTAATGGTAATGAACAGATTGTATTTAACACAACTGCTTCTGCTGTTAACTACCTAGATGTAACTAACGCAGCAACAGGAAACGGTATAACATTAGCATCTGCTGGTACTGATACAAACATTGACTTTGTAATTAGTCCAAAAGGTTCTGGTACAGTTAGTGTTGACTCAAGTAGAATTACTAACGTAACTGATCCATCAGGCGACCAAGACGCTGCTACAAAAGCATATGTTGATAGTGTTGCAAATGGTTTAGATGTAAAAGATTCGGTAAGATACGCTTCTACAGCGAATGTTGCTGGTACTTATAACAATGGCGCTGGTACAATTACAGCAGGTTCAAATGGTGCTTTATCAATTGATGGTCAAACTCCATCACAAAACGATAGAGTATTATTAAAAGACCAAACAAGTGCTGTTCAAAATGGTTTATATATTGTAACTACAGTTGGAGATGGTTCAACTGCATATGTATTAACTAGAACACCAGACGCTGATGCGGCAAATGAAATCACAGGTGGTTCATTTGTATTTGT